AATGAGACCTTTACTGCTCTTATGCGCGTCTTGATGCGTGACCCCGACTTCTTTGACCAGCTTGACGGCACTACCGACGAGGACTTAGCTGCCTTTGAGGGTCCACGCAACTGGGTGGGCTAATGGTCGCACCGAACCTGTTTGGTCAGCTGGACAAGATCATTAAGTCTGTTGCACCAGCTGCGGTTAACTACGGAAAGGAGATCGCCAACCACGTTCGCAATAGGACGAGGAATCAAGGCGTTACCATGTATGGCAACCAATTTAAGCCATACAGCTCTGCTTATGCAGCGAGAAAGAAGGGCGGAAGAGTTGCGCCCGTTACGCTTACTGACACCAAAAGGATGCTTGACAGCATCAAGGTTCGCAATGAACAGGCTGTCCTTGATTCTAATGGTAAGCTTGAGATAGAGGTTGGCCCCGTTGGTGTAGAGAATATCCGAATTGCACAAAATCACCAGTTTGGCATTGGTGTGCCAACCCGTCCTTTTATGGGGGTTACGCCAGAAGAGCAGAAACAACTGCTGCGCGTGTTTGACGGCGCTATGTATCGCCCCATGAGTACCAACGACGAGATTATATACAAAATATAATGGCCTACCACAGCACACAGGAAGTATTAGATGCCATCCACGGCCAAGTAGAGAAAACACTTGGTGACGCGGTGGACTCTGTTGTGCAGTTTCATGGCACTTTGGATCAGGCCATTGACTCACACTTCGGCCAGAGTGCTGGCACAGGTGTTCACAGCATTGTAGTGGTTAGCCTTACAGAGGGCACACCTGGTGTTGTAACAGGCTCTGGCATTCCGCTGTACATGGAAGAGATCGTCAACGTCCACGTTGTTACACGGGGGCGCAGAGGCGACTACAAAGGAATGTCCAGCCGACTTATTGAAATTGCTGACGCTTTAACATTTGATCTGTTTGATCAGGACAATAAGCATCAGGATGTGTTGGATCGCGTAGCGGCACACAACTTTGTGTCACGCCGTGCAAGACCGACCAACGACCCGAACGCTATGGCGTTCTTAGTTACATGGAATATCAAGCCCCGGAGGGCAGACTAATGACCGTAACTACCACAAACTTTATGGTGATTGAAGGGGTGCGTGTGCCGATTGGCAGTACGCTTACCGTGGACAAATCGTACAAGGGTACGGTAGACATGATCGGCAAGAGGATCAGTAAAGCAACATACGATAAACACTTCAAGCCGGAGCCAAAACCGAAGGCCAAGGCAGAAACCAAAACCGAAAAAGAGGACTAAACTATGGCTTGGTCAGTAGGACCCGGTGAACTCACCTCCATTGCCTTCGGCGGAAACACAATTACGTCGGAGTTTCTGGAAGGATACTCGCTCACCACAGAAAAAGACAGCTACGACGCAGCGATTGGTCATTCCGTAGATCGTGGATCTATGAGCAAGACCCTATCGGTCAATGCTTTTGATGTATCCGCTATTAATGCGATCCACACATTGATGACTGCCCGCACGGAATCTACCGTCACAGTCACATATCAGGATGCACAGACCCAAGCACTCAACGAGTGCATCATTCGTGTCACACCAATTCTAAACAATGTCAGCGATGTTGCCAAGGTATGGGTGGCAACGGCAGGTGCGTCAACGACAGACTTGGTTGCGGGCGGGACATGGCAGGATGCTGGCGTAACGATTGATGTGCCAACGATCTCATTCTCATTTCCATTTGACGGAACAGATGGCCTTGGCCGTCCCTACTTCTCCTCCTGTGCAATGGAGGTAGAGTTTATGATTCCCGATGACTATGCAAATGAGTTTACAGACAAGGCCACACATGACATTGCATTTGCATTGCCAGATGGAAACTTTCAGGTCATGAAGGGTGGCCGTGTATATGTAAACTATGCAGACGACGATGGCTCTATGCCCCGTGCATCTCGCGTAGTATACCGCGCCGTTGGTGACTCTTGGAGTGACATTCTTGCATTTACTGATGGTGCCAGCAGCTCAACGATTGATGTTGACTTTGCTGATACCATAGTTGCAAGTGATCCGCGCCTTGATTACATCCACGGCATTCTTATTGAGGCTGTTGGTCGCGGATATGATGAGGCAGACGTAACCACATTCTAAACAACTAAAGAGGGATCATGGCTAAGATTGACATCAATACAGTCATTAACGGGGAATACGAAGTAGCAGTGGGGAATGAGTATGAGGTGGCTCCTGGGAAATGGGGCCGCCTCAAACCCCCTACTGCTGAGCTTCAGGAACGAGTTATGAAGATGGCCGAAGAAGAGGGCATGACCGACCTCAAGGTCTGCCGCGAAGTATTGGCTGGACTACCTGACTTTTCTGAGGACAACGTAATTACGGGTATGCCGACAAAGGTGGTACAGGATTTTTTTACGTTAGTACTGAGGATCGTCAAGAGGCTGACGGGAGACTCAGCCTTATCCGAGGCTTCAGCGACCCTAAAAGCCGAGTCGTAGAAGCGGGCTGGTCCCGCAAGTTCATGCGCGAGACTGACGCATGGACCATTATATGCCTTGAATTAGCCTCAGATGACCCTGTAAGGTCAAAGGCTATCAAGGAGCATTGCACGTACACGGAAATCGCCGTGGCTTGGCAGAACAATCGCCGCAAGACTGAGGGCGTCGGCTATAAAATCAAGGAAAAGTAATGGCTCAGCAGGACGTAACCATTAAGATCACAACTGATGCCTCTCAAGCAGTAAGAAGCATTAAGGGGTTACAAACTGCTCTGGGCAAGCTATCAAATCAGTCGGGTGCGTCTACCAAAGACATTGATAGCGTAAACCATATTGTGACGCAGTCTGGCATATTGCTTCCGGTTGCATCTGATGCCGCAAAACAATATGCATCGGCACTCAGGGAGGTAGAGAGTGCAGCACAGGAAACTGCATCCCAGACAGATAACGCAAACAAAGCCACAAAAGACAGCAATAATTCCCTTCACAATAGCAAAAAGGTTGCTACCGGGGCAAACTTTGCCGTTTTGTCGCTGTCTCAGACAATTCAAGACTCCGCACAATTTAGTCTTGGTGCAGCTCAGGGTTTCCGGGCAATTAACAACAACATCCAAGTGATGTCTCAGTCGCTTCTGTTTGCAGCAGACGCGGCAAGGAAAAGTGGTGAATCACTACGCGGAGCAATCAAGGGGGCATTAAAGGGTCCTGGAGGAGTGCTGTTATTAATTTCTGCTGCAACTGCTGCAATAGAGTTCTTTGGCAATATGTTTGGCATGGCTGCAAAGGCAGCCAACGCTGCGGCAGAAGAAGTAAAAAATGCCTCTGCCGTTTTCAATCCATTTGTAAAACTTGGGTTTGAATCATCTGAGGCATTAATTCAATTTAGCGAGGTTCTTGCTGCATTTAGGAAACAGGACTACCACACAATCTTTGCCCTGATAGGGAGAGATGTAAGGGGTCTTCATTCGCAACTTGTACAGTCAGGGCTTGGACTGAGAAAAAGCAAACTAATCTTTGGTTCTTGGCTGGCAACTATTAAAGATTCAAATCCGGCACTTGAGGAACTTGTTGATGACCTTGAAGACCAAGCAGAGAAGGCTAAAGCCGTAGAAGATATGTGGACGCTTCTCAATGCTATTTATGGAAAAGCGGTACTAAGAGCGCAAAGGCTTGCATTTGATTCAGAACAGCTGAATAAGCAAATTGACGAGCAGGAATACCAACTCTACAAACTATTAAATACATGGCGACAGCTTGGTCGCCTTGATCTTGTCAATGAGCAAATAAAGCTCCTTGATCAAGCAAGAACAGTTTCCCAAGGAGTTTCTGCCGAATATGACCTCAGCTCTGATACTATTGAGAGGTTAATTGGTGTAAGGTCAGATTTACTTCGTCTTACTGTTGGCGAGACAGCAGAAAACAGGGTCTTGGCAGAATCCATTCAGAGGCAGAATGCGGCACTTGGTGAACTTGTATTAACGTTTGAAACTTTATTTTCCGCAAGAGATGGACTGGCGGGAGAAAATCCTTTTGTATTTATAGAGGAGGGGGGCATAGAGCAGACTGCTGGAATTGTGGCCTTAACAAGACAGTTTCAAATGATGCAGGGTGCTGTTGCTGCTTTGCAACGGGGCGGACTTGGAGAAGAAGGTGGTCTTTTATACGGTATAATCGGAAGCCCAGAAGAGCTTGCGGCACTTCGTATTGAACTTCATAATCTCGGCCTTGAAATAGATGATCTAAGCGGCACAAAGCTATATGAGTTGGGTCTTGCTCTGACGGAAGCATTTGAGACATTCAAGAGTGATGTTTTTGTTGAGTTTGCTACAAACCTTGGCAATGGTGTCAGCCTGATAGACTCAGCAGCTGGGGCATTGCTTGGTAGCCTTGGCACGATGGCCGTAGAGATGGGCAAAGCGCTTATTGCCTTTGGCGTTGCGGGAAAAGCAATAGAGAGTTTTATAAAAAATCCTAATCTTGCTATTATTGCAGGTGCAGCACTTGTTGCCGTTGGGACAGCACTCAAGAACAAGGCATCTCAGATTGTCAAAAGGAATACG